AACCTATCTCTAATCGGTGGCAACGACGTTTTAGCTCCAAGCTCAGGACTTAAGTGGCAGGATGTTGGATGCGAAACCTCTAAGGTTGGGCTAAGCATTGGAGGAGCTATTGCGGATGCAATCTACTTCCAGCCACAACCAGGCACGGCCAACATTACCCTTCAAAGCTTTGATCTAGATCCAACGGTAAACAAGAACATTAGGGCGAATACTAAGATCCGAGTAAGACTTGATTCGGAGGAATTAGACCGAGTTCTATTTGTAGGCTATATCGATACCATTGATGTGACTTACTTTCCTCAAGGCCCGAACCTTATTCGCATTAGAGCCTTTGACCTCTACAAATCAATTGTGAACCTTCGTATTGATGATTGGGATACCACCGGTCTGCCAGGAGGAACTTATGCAACCGTAGATGAAGTATTTGAGCTTCTATCAATCAAGACCGGAACTACTTTATCCAGCTACTCTCTTCCAGTTGAGGGCAAGATTCCTTCGGTGGATATAACTAACGTTTTGGTTCCAGACATTATCAACGATGCAATCTCCGTGGGTCTGGCGGTTGTATGGATAGACCAAGACACAGAACAACTAACAGTCATTCCTAGACCACAAGAGGAAGCTGGAACGGCAACCACTTACATCATTGGCAACGATCATTCCCTAAGCCCTTATCACCTATGCCTATCTGAGATAGTTGTCAGCTCCGACGCGGACGCTGTTTACAACTCTCTAAAGGTAGCTTTGACTTCTGACCCTGAAACCTTTGTCATCATAAGAGACCAGGACTCAATTGATCTCTACGGAGAATCAGCCATCGACGTGGCAATCAATACAACTGATTCGACGGAACTAAACCGTTGGGCTACTGCTGTTTACGAGCAAGCTCCAACAAAGCTAGTAAGTCAAGTCAGCACTCCGGCCAAGGACAGGCTCGGAAACCTAACTGAAGCAGCGGTGTTTACACCGGGAACTCTGGTTGGGGTCAGTTATACTAAGGATCAGCTCAATATTGTGGGATACTACACTATCATCAAGGTAAACCACGACATCGATGTAGACAACTGGTTCACAACTCTCGAACTATGGAAAGCAGCATAAATGGCATTCAAAGTCTTCTCTAACGGAAGCACACTCCCAGCTTCAGATCTAAACGATTACCTAATGAGGCAGTCGGTCATGGTCTTCTCAAACTCAACAGCTCGCGCTTCAGCTATTACTACCCCTAATGAGGGAATGCTTACCTGGCTCGAGGACGTCAATCGCTTCCAGTATTACTCAGGCACAGCTTGGGTAGATCTAGGAGATGAGCCTTCTGGCTGGTCTGATAAGTCAGCTAACTACTCAATTGTTGCAGCAGACCTTGGAACTACTATTCGTTCAACTTCAACAGCTATCACAATCACAATTGACAACGTGCTAACTCAGCAGGGCGATCGTATCGACTTTATCCAGGCTGGAGCCGGTCAGATTACATTTGCAGCTGGAGCCGGAGTGACTTTATCTTCGGCTGATGCCAAGGTCAAAACTGCCAAGCAATACGCTGCAGCTTCCGTTGTATTTGGTGGCTCAGGCGTTTACTACTTGATTGGAAACTTAGGCTAATAATGCTTATCCCGCTAGGAATACTTGCCAGCCAAGGTGGAATTGAAGTAACCGGAGGCACCTTATCTTCTGACGCAACCTATTTTTATAGAACTTTTACTGCCTCTGGAGACTTAGTTGTTAATGGTGGAACTGTCTCTATGGACGTTCTTGTTATCGCTGGTGGCGGTGGCGGTGGCGATGACATCGGTGGTGGTGGCGGTGCTGGTGGAGTTTTAGGATTCGCGGGTGAATCGATAACTGGAACAAAAACAGTAACCATTGGAGCTGGCGCAGCTGCAGTAACAACAAATGGAAGCGCTGGAAACAACGGAAATAACTCAAGTTTTGGATCTCTAACTGCCTGTGTAGGGGGCGGTGGTGGTGGAGGTTACCTAACACCAATCAACGGAAAATCTGGTGGATCTGGTGGTGGTGGTGTCTTTACTCCTCCTGCAACAACTGGTGGTGCTGCAACTTCGGGTCAAGGTTTTGCTGGTGGAAACGGTGGAAACGCTTGTGCTGGAGCTGGAGGTGGAGCTGCAGGAGTAGGTGCTAACGGATCAAATACCGGAGGTGCAGCTGGGGCAACTGGTGGTGCAGCTACTGACAACGTTACTGGATTAGGTTCAATTGTCTCCTGGCTCACAGCTACTTCAACTGGAGTTTCTAGCAAAATTGCAGGAGGTGGAGGTTCTTCTGGAAGTTCGGGCGGAACTACAACTGGTGGCGGTGGAGTTGGTGGAGTCAATGGCCCTCCTTATCCTGCTGGTGGAAACGGTGTTGCTAATACTGGCTCTGGTGGCGGTGGAGGAGCTAACGGTGGCGGTAATGGTGGCGCTGGCGGTTCTGGATTAGTTATTGTTCGATATTTAAAGACGGCGGTCTAAAGATGGCTCACTTCGCTGAATTAGATGAAAACAACATTGTGCTAAGGGTTTTGGTAACAGACAACAACGACCCTAATGGCGATGAAGGTTATCAATGGCTTCAAGACAACTTTGGTGGTACTTGGGTTCAAACTTCTTACAACGGCACAATTAGAAAAAACTTTGCTGCCATTGGATACTTCTACGATTCAGACCTAGATGCCTTTATCGAGCCTAAGCCATTCCCAAGCTGGACTCTAGTAAAAAAGACTTGCACCTGGAAAGCCCCAGTAGCTTATCCAAAAGATGGTTTTACCTATCGCTGGAATGAAGAATTGCTCTCATGGGAGCTGATGGACTTTTCGGAATCTGAAGCATAATGGCTGATGAAACAACTGGCGTCAAGATTACTCAAAACGCAATTTACGCTAAGCAACTTGAGCACGGCGAAACCCTTATCAAGATCCTCCAAAAGCTAGATCACCTCGATGACGTCCCAGACCGACTAAGAGAAGTTGAATTGACTTTGGCGCGTTTAGCTTGGATAGAGAAGATTGCTTACACCGGACTTTCGGCAGCACTTGTTTCAATCATCGGACTAATAATCAGCTTAGGAGCTAAATAATGAGTGAACCAAATAACTTTACAATTGACGCAGGTGCTAGGTTAGTAAAAACTTTTGTCTACGAGAATCCAAATGGCACCGTTGTTAACTTGACCGGATATACTGCAACGTTTCAAATAAGAAGATCAACTTTTGGGGCTTTGATAACTTCCGCAACTCCAACAATCAACGCTTCGACTTATGTGATTACTCTGACTCTTACTCCTGAGCAGACTCTGTTGCTTAGAGACTCGAACTACGTTTACGCTATACAAGTCTCTAATGCTTCAACTGGCGATGTAAAGATTGCATCCCACGGAGTCCTGACAATAAACCAAGCGATTGTAAGATAGTGATCTGGCCTTACAAGAAACCCCTGCCTCCAATTACGTATGATTTTGGCTGGCGGATACATCCAATTTTGGGATACAGGAAACACCACAACGGCACGGACTACGCGTCTGCAATTGGTCGTAAGTTATTTGCTGTAGCTGATGGAAAGGTGACTTACGCTGGGCCCAGCACTCTAAAGTTTAAGAATGGCGAACCAGCTGGCGGTGGCTACATTGTTAGGATTCAATTTAAGGATGCTGGCAAGTTTTACACAGCTACTTATATGCACCTTCGCAAGGGATCTATAGCTGTCATCAAAGGCCAGAAGATTAGCCAGGGAGACTTGGTTGCAGAATCAGGCAACACCGGAGAATCAACTGGGCCTCACCTTCACTTCGAGATTCAGTCAGGTCGCTTCTATGTTTGGAATGCAAACGGCAAGGGCTATCTAGATCCAGTTCCATTTATCAAAGCAAGATTGGACAAATAATGAAACCAGAAACTTGGGCGCATTTACGCAAGGCTCTTTGGAGCTACCTTCGAGCTGCATTGGCAGCCGTTGGAGCACTAGTTTTAGCTGGCATCGAGGATCCTGGAACGATTACTGCTTCAGCCCTTATCGCTGGAATCCTTGGCCCATTGGTTAGGTCACTAGATCCTAACGATGACGCATTCGGAATCGGCGCTTCAATCGAAGAAGCTTATGAAACTGCAAAAGAAGACGAGCCTCAGCCATAATGTCACACCCGGTCAATAGGATCGGGCCATGGAGATTACACAGAAGATAGAAGCTTTAGGCTTCAGCAGGTATTTAGGCACCTTTGAGCCTAACTCTGAAGAATGGCACGCTGCACGTGAAGGCATTGGCGGTAGCGACATTGGCGCACTCATGGGCAAGTCACCATGGAAATCTGCTTATCAGCTTTGGGCCGAGAAGACCGGCCAACTAAGCGATGAGATTGAACCATCGATGCCGATGAAACTAGGCACAGCTTTTGAAGCTCCTATTCGAGAACTATTTCGAGAGCAAAACGAAGGCTGGCTAAAGGTCTATGAGACCGGAACCTGGCAGAGCGTTGCTAACCCAATTCTAAAAGCCAACCCCGACGGCATCATCGAATGGGAAGATGGCAAGCTCGGAGTGCTCGAGATCAAGTTCACCAGGCAGTATTGGGATGAACTACCGGAGCACTATAACCTTCAAGTTCAACATTACCTTCAAGTTCTAGGTCTAGAGCGCGGTATAGTCGTAGCGGTCGCAGGAGGCGACTGGAAGGAGTTTGAGGTGGTTTGGGATGATTCCCTTCAGAAGGACATGAAAAAGGCTGTACGAGCCTTCTACGGCCTTGTGACATCAAATAAGCCCCCAGAGTATGACGGAAGCACGTCCACCTACGAAACCGTTAGGGAGCTTTCCGAGGGCCTACAGGAAGGCGAGATGGAACTTGGATCACTATGGTCTAACCTTGTTGCAACTAAAGCCGAAGCCGATTACTGGGCCAACGCGCTCCAGGCACAAAAGTCGGCGGTTCTAGCATTCCTCAACGGAATCAAGTATGGTCTCTACCAGGGAGAGAAGGTAATCTCACTTCAAGCCCGAAACGGCAAACCCTTTATCACATTCAAATAGGAGAAAACACAGATGGCATTTGACTTATCGAACTATGAAACCGTGGCTGATCGTATCCAGAAGTTTTGGAAGACGTGGCCTCAGGGACGCATCATCACCGAAATCAAACTAATCAATGAAACCGAAGTTGTGGTTCAAGCTTCAATCTTTACTGACCGGGAAGATGTCAGACCGGCCTCAGTAGATTGGGCGCATGAGACCCGAGGCTCAACCCACATCAACCGGGCAAGCTTCTTGGAGAATTGCGCCAGCTCCGCAATCGGTCGCGGACTTGCAACTCTTGGGCTTAGCACTTCTAAGAATCGCCCATCAAGGGAAGAGATGATCAAGGCAACGCGAGAGTCTCGGAACTACATCGAGGAAGCTTCTGAAGCTGCAGCGAACAAGGATATAGAAACTTTAAGAACTATTTACAACACGGCGCTAAAGTCACAAGTTGATAACGATGTTCTAGAAGCCATCAAAGGCTTAGCAGATTCCATAAAGGCCAAGTAAAGTGAAAGGGCTGTGACCCACAGAAAAGTCACAGCCCGACGCTTATGGCGTCACCCAACCACGATGGGCATTTACAGTATAGCCCTAGGAAGGCACAGGATGAGTCTAGAAGCCTTATCAGCCGTTCTGCATCACTCTCATAGCACCGGCACAGCTCGGGCCGTCCTGACGGCTCTGGCGTGGCATTTAGGAGATGATCCTGAAGAAGGCTGCTATCCATCACAATCTCGCCTGGCATCATTAGCCGGGTGTTCCGTTAGGCAAGTTCAACGCAACCTACAAAAGCTGGTCGAGCTCGGTGAAGTTGAGATGTCGCAACATGACGGAATCGGGTATCGGTTCGACAGAATCACAAACCGCTACTGGATCCAGATAGACTGTCCAGAAGGATGCGACGGCACTTTAAGTCACAAACTACGGGGCGTCAAAAAAGGCAAGACGGGACGTCATTTAAGACTTATCGGGGTGACACCCACGACGTCACGGGACGGCGTAGATGTCGCCTTAAAGTTAACTAATAATTAACTTAAACTTAAAAGAACACTAGAAAGGAAAAACACAGAAATGGCAACAGTAATTATCTATGGAAAAGTAGCCGAAGTAGTAAACGAAGGTTATCCAAGACTCAAGGTCTGGGAGAGCTACGACTTCAAAGGCGAACAACGCAATCGCTTATGGACAGCCTGGCTAGACAACGGCAGCAATGTCCAGAAGGATGACGAAGTATCCATCGAAGGATCACTAGGCACAAAGGTTGGCACTTACAACAAACCAGGGCAAGAAACCAAGCAGGTAGTTGAACACTCACTCAACAACTGCCTAGTAAAGGTTGTAAAGCACGCAGAGCCTAAGAGCTCAACCCCAATCGAAGACGTAATAAACATCATGGCTCCACCACCAGGAATACCGCAGAATAACCCGTTCTAATGTTCGAGTTGTTTATTGCCGGTGACCCAAGACCGCAGGGATCTAAGAAGGCATTCAATCGAGGAGCACACATAGTGCTAGTAGAAGCCAACAAAGACTTGCCAGCTTGGCGAGAGCACATGAAGAAAATGCTTGAACTTAAAATGATGGAGTTCGATAATCGCTTCGATGTGGCTGTCTCGGTGTCATTGACCTTTTGGCTACGAAGGCCCAAGACCGTCACCAGGCAATACGCAACACAGACTTACGATTTAGACAAACTAACGAGAGCTGTATTTGACAGCCTCACTCAATCGGGCGTAATCAAGGATGACAGTTATGTCGTTGACTTGACAGCTCGTAAGAATTACAACGACTTACATGAACCAGGTGTTCTAATCAGCCTGACACCGTTCGATAACAGTTTTATAACGGCTGGCGTGTCGGAACTAGACCGCAAACGCAGAGGCCTAGTTTGAGGCTATGAAGATTCTATTTTTAGATCTAGAGACCTCACCGAATTTGGCTCATGTATGGGGACTCTGGGATCAGAACATAGCAATAACACAGATAGAGCGCTCCACGGAAGTCTTATGCTGGGGAGCTCGATGGCTTGGAAGCGACAAAGTAATCTTCAAGTCAGTT